ACGCTTAACTTATGAGCTACATCCAGGGCAATCTCTGGGAGCGTCCACCATCGCCGGTACAGTGTCCAAGACTTGCCGGAGGAATTACGCCAGTTTGCGTGGTTCTGTAAAAATCACGCACCATAGAAAAGAAAGGTTAAGAGCTTTTCTGCCGGGAAGGTTGCACCCATTCGTGTAATCATTCCGGATTTTTTATTTAAACATTTAGGTGTACGTATTATTTATACGTGGGTTGCATATACCAAGACGCAAGTCAAAGCTAGGGTGGGAGCTGGGTTTATGATTGATTTTATTATTAAGAAAGACAGTGACAGAGGTTATGTGGTTGTGCGAAAAGATGGAGAATATCCGCAACATGCGCATCTCACTACCATGAACGGATGCAGACAGCTATTGTATTACATCCACAAGGGGCTATTACCTAAGTCTAGTTACCTGCAAGGTAGCTGTAGGAGGTTGTTAACAAGTGCAGAGTATGACGGACTCAAAAGACCAAAGCAAAAATACTATAACAAGTCAGGATGCAATAAGCGTACATGACCACTGCGCATCATGTCCGTGGTTAGACAGACAGCCGGAGGGTAATAAGATGCTGTGTATCCTTCCTGGCAATTGTTTCTGGTTACCATCGTGGAAGGAAGAGTGCAATGGCTAAGGCATACACCAATGGGTTCTACAGCAGTAAGAGGTGGATAGACTGCAGAGATAGTTACCTCAGGACACAGGATTATATCTGTGAGCGTTGTGGTAAGCCTGCTAAGATAGTACATCATAAGGAGTACATCACACCTAAGACTATCAATGATCCAAGCGTGACACTGGCGCATGATAACCTCGAAGCATTATGTCAGGACTGTCACAACAGAGAACACTTTAAAGATATGAATAACACAAGGCAGGATGTGATGTTTGACGAGTCAGGGAATCTAATTCCGGTCAGGCCGTTGGGTGAATACTAATAGACCCCCCATTGTGTCAATTATTGACACAACTTCCTAACCGGCGGATGTACAAGGGAAGAACACACAGGAAGTTTGCGTGACCCCCTACCCAATTTCAGGAGGTGAAAGAAATGGCGATTAAAGAAGTTTCAGGAAAAGAAAAACGAATCAGCAAAGAGAAAGACAGACTTACACGAATCTACACAGATATATCGAAAGAAAACAAAGCGATCATCCAGGGCTTGATTAATCGCGCAGCTTTCATGAGAGTGACATTGGAAGATATGGAAGAGGACCTTGATACAAATGGGTTTGTGGAGATGTTTACTCAATCTGAAAAGACTGACCCCTATGAGCGTGAAAGACCGGTTGCAAGGTTGTACAACACGATGAACAAAAACTATCAGAGCATCATTAAACAGATGTCAGACTTAATACCGAAAGACCGAGCAGTAGAGAAGGATGATGGATTTGAGAACTTTATCAACTACAGGTAATCCTATCCTTGATTACTGGAATGCGATTGAGAATAAAAAGGTTACTGTCGGAGAGAAGATTAAGTCTGTTTACAAAGAATTGGTCAGGTTAATGAATGATGATACCAGTGAATGGGAGTATTCTCATGAGAGAGCTGACCACGCTGTAAAGTTTATCGAGGGTTACTGCAAACATAGCAAAGGCGCTATGGGCGGTAAGCCTTTTATTTTAGAGCTGTGGCAGAAAGCGATGATCTCTGCACTGTTTGGTTTTGTTCATCGGATAGATGGCACAAGAAAATACAGAGAATTCATTCTCATTGTGGCAAGAAAGAATGGTAAGAGTGCTCTTGGGTCTGCGATCGCATTATATATGCTCATGGCAGATGGTGAAGCAGGTCCTGAAATAGTGAGTGCTGCTACAAAGAAAGATCAGGCTAAGATAATCTGGTCTGAAGCGAAAAGAATGGTGAAGAAGTCTCCTGTGCTCTCTAAGAGGGCGAGAACGCTTGTGGCCGAGATTGCTACAGACTTCAATGATGGGTCATTTAAACCTTTAAGTAGTGACAGTAACACTCTTGATGGTTTAAACGTGCATTGTAGCCTCATAGATGAGCTTCACGCTATTGAAGACAAGAATCTCTACGATGTAATTGTCGATGGTATGAGCGCACGAGAACAGCCGTTAAGCATCATCACAACAACTGCTGGAACGGTCCGAGAAGGAATATTTGATATCAAATATAACGAGTGTGAGCTTATTATAAACGGATATAGCGATAAGTCTTATAATGATGAACGAGTTTTACCAATCATCTATGAACTAGATTCTCGTAAAGAGTGGACTGACCCTAAGATGTGGTACAAAGCGAATCCGGGGCTCGGAACAATCAAGAGTTTAGATCAGATGCAGAGCAAGGTAGAAAAAGCAAAGAAGAATCCGCTCCTTGTTAAGAATCTGCTTTGTAAAGACTTCAATATACGTGAGACAACAGGGGAATCGTGGTTGACATTTGAACAGCTTGATAATCCGGAGAAGTTTGACCTTAAGAAACTGAAACCAAGGTACGGCATTGGTGGCGCTGACTTATCAAGTACCACAGACTTAACATGCGGTACGGTGATATTCAAGGTTCCTGATAATCCGAAGATATACGTTCTCCAGATGTACTGGTTGCCGGAGGATCTCTTAGATAAAAGAGTGCAAGAGGACAAGATACCTTATGACATCTGGCGAGATATGGGATTATTAAGAACCACTCCAGGAAATAAAGTGCATCACAAGTTCGTTACGCAATGGTTCCGAGAAGTTCAGGAAGAAATGGACATATACATTCCGTGGGTCGGATATGACTCGTGGAGCGCCAACTATTGGGTGGAAGAGATGAAAGAATACTTTGGTGGAGAAGCGATGGAAGCTGTAATTCAAGGCAAGAAAACATTATCGGGTCCGATGAAATCGCTTGGTGCAGATATGGAGTCAAATAAGATCGTGTATAACAATCATCCGATATTGAAGTGGTGCTTATCAAACACCTCTGTAGATATAGATAAAAACAACAATATTCAGCCATCTAAGGGTAGAAACCAAAGAAAGAGGATAGATGGCACAGCGAGTCTTTTAAATGCCTATGTGGTATTAGAGAGGCATCATGAAAACTACAATAATATGATTTAGGGGGTGAAGGAATGGGATTATTAGACAAGATTTTTCCGAACAATAAAAAACAGACACAGAATCTTATGATGGAATACTTTAAAACGCTAACTGCTTACACACCTAGTTTCACCTCTTATTCTGGCGGTCTTTACGAAATGGATCTCACTAGAGCAGCTATTCACACTTATGCGAAGCACTGTGCTAAGTTGAAGCCGGAAATACAAGGTAATGCATATAAAAAACTTGAGAAAGCATTGCAGTTTAAACCTAATCCGTGGATGGATACATACAAATTCCTGTATCGTGTCGCAACTTCTTTGAAAGTTGACAATACTGCATTCATTATTCCGATTTACGCAGAGGATGAGGCTACAGTTGTGGGATTATACCCATTAAGGCCACAGAGAGCAGAGGTTCTGGAGCATCGTGGTGAACCATGGCTGAGATACACATTCATGAATGGGCAGAAGGCAGCCATTGAATTAAGTAAGGTGGGAATTATGACGAACCACCATTATTCAGACGATATTTTCGGAGAAAGCAATAGTGCGATTGCTCCGACAATGGAACTTCTCAATATTCAAAATCAGGGTATGCAGGAAGCGATAAAACAGTCCGCTGTATTAAGATTCATGGCAAAACTAGGTCAGAACCTCAGACCTGAAGACATAGAAAAAGAAAGGTTGCAATTCAGCGAACAAAACCTGTCTTCTGACAACTCGACCGGAGTTATGATGTTTGATGCTAAATATTCCGAAGTGAAACAGATAGATAGCAAGCCATTCGTGATTGATGATAAACAGTCAGCTCTCATTCAGAGTAATGTTTTCAATTATCTTGGTGTTAATGAAGCGGTCATACAGAACACATACTCAGAGGATGAGTTCAACTCATTCTACGAAGGCGAGATTGAAACATTTGCATTACAGGCGTCTCTTGTAATATCTAATATGCTGTTCACTCAGAAGGAGCTTGCGTTTGGCAATCAGGTTATATTTACAGCGAACAGACTTCAATACGCAAGCAACAGTACGAAGCTGTCTGTATCAACAGAGCTTTATGACAGAGGTCTCATCACTCTCAATCAGGTTATGGACATATGGAATATGGCACATGTTGAAGGTGGAGACAGGAGAAGAATAAGAGGTGAATATGTAGATATTGATGCAGAGGGTAATAAAGTCACAAACGAGAACAATGTCTTACAAGAAGTAGAAGATGAAAGAGGTGAAGAGGATGCCATTTAAACCTAAAGATAGAATGTACAGAAATGTTATTGAACTCACACCGATGGATACCAACGATAAAGAGTATCGTGTTGAGGGTTATGCAACAACGTGGAATCCGTATGTGCTATATGAATCAGACGGTATCCAGGTGTATGAACAGATAGAAAGAAGCGCATTTGATGAGGCTGATATGAGTGACATCATAATGCAATATGACCACGAAGGGAAGGTTTTAGCCAGAACTTCAAACGGATCTCTGAACATCCAGGTGGATGACAGAGGTCTTTTTGTTAGCGCAGATTTAAGCCGCTCAACGGCATCAAGAGAAATGTATGAAGAAATCAAAGCTGGCCTTGTAACTAAAATGTCATGGGCCTTTACAGTTGCTGAGAAAGAGTACAGCAAGGAATCAAGAACACTGAGAATCAAAAAAGTCAAAAAAGTATATGATGTGTCCGCTGTTAGCATTCCTGCTAATGACGGCACTGATATATCCGCTCGTTCCTTCTTTGACGGAGTGATTGAAGAAGAGAAGCAGGAGTTGCTAGAGCGTGAGTTGGCGGTTGCAATACGAGAATTAGAAATAGAAAGGAGCTTGAACGCTTAATGGATATCAATGAAATGAAATTAGAAGAACTAAAAGAATACAGAAAACAACTTCTTGATTTCGATGTGAATGAACACACACCAGAAGAAATTAATGAAAACACAGCGGAGTTGAAAAGAGTAAGGGAAAGAGAAACCTCTATAAAAGAATCAGCAGAAACAAGAAAAGCACTAATCGAAGAGGTAGTTAATCTACCCGAAGAAAATGTAACTAGAACTTTCGAAGAGCCAAAGGAGGCTAGAAAAATGGAAAAGACATACGCAATTGACTCAATGGAATATAAATCAGCATGGTTAAACAAGATGAAGGGTGGAGCTGTTTCTGATATCGAAGAAAGAGCCCTTGTTGTTGCTGCCGGAGCAATCCCAACAGAAACCATGAACAAAGTTGTGGAGAAGATG